CGCTTGAGCATATGACCGCAATTTACCATAGGGGGCGTTTGAATTACATGAAAGCAAAAAAAATATGACAGGGCCGAAACCAAAACCAAATGAACTCAAGCGTGTATTGGGAAACCCAGGCAAGCGCAAACTTCCTGATGTTAGCAATGTTATTGCACTTCCACGCATTGAGGACAAGCCACCGGCGCAACTTTCAAAGGATGCAAAAAAACTTTGGGCAGACATTCGTGCGATTGCTCCCTGGATTGCAAACTCAGATGGCATCGCCTTGATTGAACTATGCGAAAAGTTTGATCGCAAAACTCACCTTGTCAAAAAGCTAAAGGAAACAGAGTATGTGCTTTTCACAGACAAAGGCTATGCCTATGCAAACCCACTTGTGGGAATGATTAGCACAACAGAGAATGAGATTTTGAAACTTCTGTCAGTCTTAGGTTTAACGCCATCTGATAGAAGCAAGTTGGGGGTTGCAGAAGTTAAGGTTCGCAGTAAGTTAGACGAGCTACTTTCGCAAAAGCGTAATGTCTGAAAATTCTTGGCCGCCACGATGGTTGACTGAAGTTCCACTTGATGAACAACTTCGTGGAGACGGTGATTTGTATGCCGACTTTGCCGAAGCCGTTTGTCGTGTGACAAAAGATTCAGTCGCATCGCCAGCAGGCAAGTTGCTATCGCTTCGCCCCTGGCAACGCGAGTTGCTTCGTCACTCACTTGCTCGCCGTGAAGATGGAAGATTTCGTCATCGCACCGCCCTTGTCGGAATGGCACGCAAGAATGGCAAGAGCGCATTGGCTGCTTCAATGGGTCTTGCAGGTTTGACTGTTGGTGGCAATGGTTCAGAAATTTATTCATGCGCAGCAGACCGCGATCAAGCAAGAATTGTATTTGGCACCGCTAAGCGAATGATTGAGTTGGATCAAGAACTCTCATCAATGTTTACGCTCTACCGCGATGCAATTGAGTTCAAAGAAAAGGCATCTGTCTATCGAGTGCTTTCGGCAGAGGCTTACACAAAAGAAGGTTTGAATCCTTCACCGCTTGTAATCTTTGACGAGGTTCACGCACAACCGAGTTGGGATTTGTGGAACACACTCTCACTCGCCGGTGGCGCACGAGCAGACTCATTACTTTTTGGAATCACAACGGCAGGTGTAAAAACACAAGCCAATGGTCAAGACTCACTTTGCTATTCTCTCTACCAATACGGACAGAGAATCGTCAAAGAAGAAACTAAAGACCCATCATTTTTCTTTGCATGGTGGGAACCTACAAAACCCGAAGGCGATCACCGTGACAAAAGCCTTTGGGCAGAAGCCAACCCAGGTCTCGGCGACATCGTTGATTTAGGCGATTTTGAGAGCGCCGTTTTGCGAACACCCGAAGCTGAATTTAGAACCAAGCGAATCAATTGCTTTGTCAGCACCTCTGTTGCCTGGTTGCCAACAGGATCATGGGAAGCAATAGAAGATAAAACAAGAGTTCCAATACCTGGCGAAGAAGTCGTCCTTGCATTTGATGGCAGTTTCTCCAATGACTCAACTGCCTTAGTGCAATGGTCACTTGGCGGTGAGAAGCCACACTTGAGCGTGATTGGGTTATGGGAAAGACCCGAAGATGCCGAACAAGGATGGTATGTACCAATTGCCGAAGTTGAACAAACAATCATCGGAACTGCACGAGATAATCGAATTGATGTGCGCGAGATTGTTTTCGACCCTGCCAGATGGAACCGAACCTTTATGGTTCTTGATGAAGAAGGACTCCCCGTTGTCGCCTACCCCAACAGCGCAGAGCGAATGGTTCCTGCAACACAAAAGTTCTACGAAGGCGTTGTCAATCAGTCATTCACTCACGATGGTGATGAGCGCCTTGCACGGCACATCGCAAACTGTGTCACGAAACAATCATCACGAGGTGTGATGGTCGCAAAGGCAAGTTCTCGCCGTAAGGTAGATGCTGCCGTTGCTTCAATCTTTGGTTATGACAGAGCCACCCAACCTGCTCCACCAAAGCCACCAACACCACGATATTTTTCCATCCAAGTCTAGGGAGATCAATGAACTTCTTGAAGAAGATTGATTATGCACTCATCATTGAGGTCATCGGTGTCTCTTTGGTAACAAGTGGGCTTTGGATGCTTTCCGTACCTGTGGCATTGATTGCGCTGGGCGGATTTCTAGTATGGGCAACAGAAAAGGTTGACAAATGAGTTTGAGCAAGAGACTGCGCGGAGCAGGAGAAAAGCGAGCCAACAATAGTCAATGGGTTGAGCCGATCATTCCTGGTCGCCCTGCATACATGGCACCTTCAGGAATTGATGTAACTGCCGACAGCGCAATCCGTATGTCAACAGTTTATGCTTGCGTGCGCCTTCTAGGTGACACAATTAGCTCGTTGCCACTTGGTGCTTATGTTCGCCGAGGTCGCGCTCGCATTTCCTATGCAGCAGCGTATGGTGAAACTCCATATTGGGTGAATACTCCCAACCCTGAAACATCACGAATTGAATTTTATGAGCAGGTTATTTCATCCCTGAACATTCATGGAAACGCCTTTATCTTGACTGTACGCGATGACAATAACGAGGTTGTGGAAGTTTATTGCCTCAATCCTGATGATGTCAGAATCCGCCGTCTGCGCCCTAATGAACCCCTTGTGTACGAGGTTCAGACACGCGATGAGCAGGGTGCATATACTCAAATTCTTACTAAGAATGAAATGCTTCACATCCCATTATTTAGATTGCCAGGATCGCATTATGGTCTCGGCCCAATCGCTGCTGCTCGCTTAACAATCGGTGCTGCTATGGCAGCCGATACTTATGCAGCAGCATACTTCGGCAATGCAGCCAACCCAGGCGGAGTCATTGAAGTTCCTGGCGAACTGACAGAAGATCAGGCGCAAGATATTGGACGCGATTGGAACATCACCCACACAGGGCCTTATCGCGCAGGAAAAATTGGCGTGCTTTCAGGTGGCGCTTCATTCAAACCATTGACTTTGAACGCCCAGGATGCGCAGTTGCTAGACACACGCCGGTTCAATGTTGAGGATATTGCTCGATTGTTCCGCGTTCCGATCAGTCTTTTAGGTCATCCGGTAGCAGGTGCGATGTCATTTGCATCAGTTGAAGCACAGAATCTTTCCTTTGTTCAGCACTCATTGCGCCCATTGCTTGAGCGTTTAGAGCAAGCGTTCAGCACTTTACTTCCTGAATCTGATGGTTTCATCAAGTTCAATCTTGATGCTTTGCTTCGTGGAACAACACTTGAGCGCTATGAAGCCTACACAAAGGGCTTGCGTGAAGGTTTCTTGAGTCTTAACGATGTTCACGCAATGGAAGATATGGCACCAATTGCAGATGGTGACAACTATCGCGTGCCATTGCAAAACATTGATGCAAGTGATGCAAAAGATGTTGGTGTCAAACTGCGAGCTGAAATCGTTACACAACTCGTTCAAGTTGGATACGACCCTGAAGCGGTATTGGCTGCAATTGGAATGGAACCTATGGCACACACAGGAGTTCCTTCAAGTCAGTTGCAACCGATTGCTCAAATTGATCCGAATGATCCTGCTGCTGCTTATGATGTGCGCGAAGCACGCAATGGGCAACCGCATATGGTTCTTCAAGTTCCTGAACCAACAGTCAATGTTGCAGCACCTAATGTGACGATTGAACCTGCGATGGTCATGCTTGATTCACCACAGGTCAATGTTGAGGCACCGAATGTCACCGTTGATGCTCCAACTGTCAATGTCACAAACACAATTGAACGCACTCGTGTTCGCAAGAAGATTATCCGTGATGAGAACAACCTCATTGTTGAAGTGATTGAAGAGTTTGTTGAGGGGGATGAATAATGGCAACAGGTCTGAGTTCATATCTTGCAAACAAGTTTCTTGATGCAGTTGGCAACGCCACCGCGTATTCAGCAGCCAATGTGTATGTAAAACTGCACACAGGCGACCCAGGCGCAAATGGCACAGGCAATCCTGCAACAGAAACAACTCGTCAGTCAGTTTCATTTGGGGTAGCAACAGGTGGTGGACTCACCTCTGATGCGAATGTATCTTGGACAAACATCGCAGGTTCAGAAGATGCAACATTCTTCACCGCATGGGATAAC